TGCAAGAAGCAGTGCAGCATCGGCGGTGCTGTTAGCAAAGAATAAGAATTTCTTCATATAGCAAATATACGACAAAGAAAAAGGCCCCGAAGGACCTTTCTCGTAGTAGTATAAAGCTAGCTATTAAGCGTTAGTACCTGTAGTTGTAGAAGCAGCCGCTGTAGTAGCAACCGTTCCAGTAGTAAGATAACCATTAGCGGCTACGTGAACTATGTCTTTCGCAATATACGTAAATTCATAAGTAGAGCCTTTTCCTCCACCTGCCGTAGCCACTGCGTTAGCATCAATCGTTAAAGATTTAGCATTTGCTGTTACTGCAAAACCTGTAGTTAACACAGCATTAAGTGTTCCTACACGAAGGTATCCGTGCAATACTGTAGATCCCGCATCATCGAAGCCTACTAGAAAAGCGGTGCTTGACCAGTTAGCGCCTGCAATAAGCTTTATTTTCATACCTACGTTAAACGCAGTTGCTTGGGGAAGTGTAATTTCACCAGCTTGAGTTGTCGATGCGTACCATACCGTATCCGAGGTTACCCCCGTTAGGTCTTCCGCACCCGTGCCAGATTGAACGATTACATTAGAGTTTATTTGATTTTTTACCTCTAATGTACCGACTTCTAGCTTTTTAAGAATGAGTTCATTCATATTTTCTAATTTTTGTTTTTTTGTTTGTTAAAAAGTTAAGTTGTAAAAGTGAGGGGAAGTCTTTCCTCCCCTCCTTTCACGTCTTAGTTGTTAGAGTACACCAACAGCCGAAACACCAGTAATGTTTGGATGAAGGTAAACTTTATTTTGGTCATCTGCAAGGGTAATAAACGCCTCGGTAGAGTAAGTAATAGCCTCAACTATTGCTTTCTGAACCTCTTCGTGTTTACCCGTTGTAACAGTCAGTTTCATGATACCATTGTTATTAACTCCGTCAATGCCTTTATTGTAAACCCAAAGGTTTGTAGCATCTTGAACGTCAAATCCAACAATATTATCAACTGGAATCATCTGCTCATCCGCAGCGGCACTTGTGCAATATAAAAATCTTTTCATTTTTTCTAATTATTATACGCTTGTTTCAGCAAATGAAGTTAAAGAAGAGTGAAGTTTTACTCCAGTGCTTTCGTCAAGAACGGTAATCATAGCTTGGGTTCCAGAAGACGCTGCATTTGCAAACGTTTCTAAAATAGCTTTTCCTGCTCCTGATACAATAACAAAGGTTAAAACACCACCTGCGTCATAAGCTCCAAATCCATCAAAATACATAAGCATTGCAGTAGCACCAGTCACGTCGAAACCTCTAATTGAACTTAGAGGAATAACAACTTCTTTAGTTGCATCTGCAGCATCCATAAATCTAAAATATCTTTCCATAATTTTTTAAGTTTTAATAGTTAATAAATAAACGATTATCCCTTAATCATTACGTGCTGGTTCGCTGCGCGAGTGCAAAGAGCGATCTCAGAGCGGTAGTGGAAGACAGCGTTGTCTGTTCCTACATCCCCGTTATTTGTGTGTCCTAAGATGCTACCAGTTACCCAGTGCTCAAGTTCACGGTTGTACCCGTTAGCTTCCTTGTAAGACATGGATAAAGCTGGTGCCTTCATTCCGCTACGTGCGTCTGTAACCTGCGATAAAGGAATCATAGCTCCCTGTACGTAGTTAGATGCGCCTAGAAGAGTTGGGTCGTTCAATAGCTTCCAATCGTGCTTGTGGAAAGTATATCCTCCACGAGTGAAAGATTTAAATCCAAGCTGTACAGCCATATCAGCTGAGTTATTGAATGCTCCGAACTGTCCTGGTAAACCAGCAGAAACTGCAGAAGAAATACCTGATGCTAACATATCGTCGATAGCGAGGTCTTGCTTTCTGTTCACGTACATAGCGTACTCAGAAGGTGCACCTTGCTTATCAAGCTCCATAATGATGTCATCGAACTCAGAGAAAGAATCTAGTGGGTTAGAGTTAGCGTTACTAACTTGAATTCCACGGTCTTCGATAGCTGAGAAGTACCCTTCAGATCCAGCTAGGTCAGCATCAAGAGAAACGCTAGCGCCTGCTCCATCAAACTTCTGCCCTAAAAGCATCATCATCTCACGACGGTCCTCGAAACGAGCGCGAGCTTCTTGCTCACCCTTCATAAACCAGCGGTATTCTCCACCACCTACGTTTACCCAACCGATATTCGTAGCCTGAGATCCATTAACTTCATAACGATCTTTAACAATCATATATGGGTTAGTGTGCTTCTTAACTCCGAAATCGTCGAATGCTGTAGGTTGGTTTGTTCCTTGAGCGTAGATATTACCAAGCTTAATAAACTCTCCACCTACTAGGTCGAGGTCGTTAGCTATAGTAACAACGCTTTGGTCCATCTTAACCATTGTTACTGCAGAAGCTGTTCCTGTTCCAAATCCACCAGATTTTACAATCCAGCGAGTACCAGTAGAGCTATCCATAACAACATCGTTTGCCTGTACGTTAGACGCAAAACTGTCTGTAGTCCCTGCGGCTACAGTAACAGAAGAAGCGTTATCCGTAACATTACCAATTTCATATGTAAAAGATTTGTGACGACGACTTGCCTCCCACCAGTTGATCTCATCAGAAGATCCACCGCTGTTAATTGCACCTGTTAGTTTAAGAAATCCAGTGATACCTTGATCACCGTATGCCTCGATAAGCTCAGGCATGTGCTCATCTTTATTTGTTTTTAAAAGTGTACCTATGTCAGTGTATGACTCAGGTGTAATTCTAAAAGCTGCTGGATTCGATCCTGCTGCAGCTCCGTCGATAGGAGGTAAGTTTCCTGTACCTGCCGTTCTATCTGTTCCTAATGTTGCCATTGTTTCTTTGTTTTAGTTTTTAAATATTAAAAGTCATCTTATTGGAGTTACTCCCCATGATGTTTTTCACTTGCTCCGCTAATGAATTAGTGTTGTTTTGAGCAGAGTTTTGAGAAGGTGTATTAGTAGAGACGTTAGCCGCCTTATCTACTAGCCCTCTCTGCCCATCTCCCATACCTTGACGATACGCCGAAGAGACGATGTTGTCGATATTATCGATGAGCGTTTGATGAGAATTAAAGGTATCGTAATCCCAATTTCCATTAGAGTCAACATACCTGTCTAAATAGTTCTCAGCATTCTGGTGGTTGGAGACTAGAGTTTTTCTGTAGTTTTCACCTACACCAAAATTAAAATTCTTACCATTTCCTAAATCGAACTCTAAGCCTTCGAAACTAGATGTTTCTCTTTGCATATTTTGAGCCCAATCTTCAGTAAAGTAAGATTCTTCTTGTTCAGATGTTCTCTGTTGCACAGGAGCTGCGTAAGTATTGCGTATCTCTTCAATATTCTTACGTGCATCTGTACCATCGATCTTTAGCTGTAAAGCCGAGACCTTGATTTCATCTTCACTAAACTCATCAGGATTCATCTTATACTTAGCGCCGATAAGAGTATTGATCTCATTGAAGTTTAGGTCTGGGTAATCTTGTGAGTACTTAATCCTCACTGCCGTCAAATCATCCATTTCGGATGGGTTTAACGACTGATACTTAAACCAATCTTCAGGAGCGCGACCTGTATTTTGTACAAATTCCGCGATCTTTTGGACCCTATCATCTATAGCGCTCTGTGGTTGACTAAATTCGTCAAATGATTTAACCTCGCGTCCAAGCCTTTCGCTTACGTAGTTAAACACTGCCGATTCTATGTCGTCATCAGAATACTGCTGAGTTGTATTATCATTATCCGTTGACGCCTGTTGTTCGATATTATCGTCAGTCGTCGCTTGATATTGAAATTCTTCTTCTTGTACAGGTTCGTTAGTCTGTTCCTGTACTGTTTCTACTTGCTCTGTTTGTTCCTGAACGGGTTCGGAAACAGGTTGAGACTCCTCTTGTGGAGCCTCTTGAGTAGGTTGTGCGTCTGCTTGCATTGATGCAGCAAGCTGTTCGGGAGTATCAAAGATCTCCGCTTTTTCAAATTGTTCTTCCATTATTATTTAATTATATTGTTTTAATATTCTACGTGTAAAGTAATTACTAAAGCGTCTGCTGCGCATGTTACACCACCTGAGTTTTCAAGTAAAGCTTGAACATAACATGTATTCCTAGTAGTTCCTTGAACAAGTACAATTTGATCCGCTTCACTACTGTTGCCTGCAGGATCGTTGAGAGATGTATTTGCAAATAAAACTGGGGCTGCAGCAGCATCGCTATCATCTAAAGCATGGTCCGAACCATTGCTATTAATTCTTCCCACCCCTAATAAAACATTTTCCGCTATTTGAACTCCTGTAATGTTTGCCGCAGTGTTAATTGTACCTAGTTTATTTGTGTTTTCTTTAAAAAACATTAAAATTATTTCGTCATCTGCAGCTTCAATGTCTGCAAAAACAGCACTTATATGGGTGACCGCACATTTACTATGAGGCAGTTTGATTGCAGTAGACGTAAACAAAACATCATTTGCAGCATATGCACTCGTATCAAGAGTTGGGGTTACAGTTATTATATCGTATGGCATATCTTAATATTTTACCCCTATGGTTATAACCAAATCACTAGCCTCATAAGTATCAGCACCCCCGATTTCATATAGACCTTGAATATAACAGGTATTTTTTGTGCTACCTTCTGCAAGAATTAATTTTGGAAGACTTGACGACGCTGCGAGAGGGTCGTTAGGAGACTGCCCCCCAAAAATAGAAGGTACACCAAGAGAGGCTTCACCACTATCTGTGTTGTTCACTAAACGGGCGGCACCAAGAGAAACATTAGTCGCTATTTGAGCGCCTGTAATACTAGGAGATCCATCTCCAATAGTACCTAATTGATGTGTGTTTTCTTTAAAAAACATAACAATAATTTCTCTATCATTCTGTTCAGTAGTAGCAGTAGTATCCGTGTCTGTAAATATAGCCGATAAAGAAACAAGCTGACATTTATTATGAGGCAATTTAATTGCGGTAGAGGTAAATAATACCTCATTGTCAGCATAAGCCCCAGTTGTTAAAGTTGGTGTAACTGTTATAATATCAAATGGCATGTCTTTATGTTATTATGTTCCACCGTATGGTGCAGCTGAGTTATCGTTTCCGAATACCCCGTACTCGATTAATGTGTCTATTACAGTCCCATACACTTCATACTTCTTGTCTACAGCAACAGGGATAAAAGCAAACTCTCCCCCTCCTACTTTAGCTACTAACCCAGTATCTGTGTCGTTATGTATGTATACGTAATTCTCTAGTTGAGAATCTAAATTCTTTATGTATAGGTACGCTCTGTCGCTACACTGATTAACTATATATATAGCTAAATCGTCACTATCGGCTGCTGTACCTTTTACTTTTGCTCTAATAAGGCTTCCTGAGTCTAATATTAAAGATGTAGCTACAGATATATTTAACGAGCTTGAGAGCAAGTCCGTACTACTTAATGATAAGCCTACTCTAAGATTCCCCATTATTCGTGTATTAACATGTTTTCTATTGACATCTCCGTGTGAACACTAGGCTTTACAAAAATGTCAGATTCTGATCGTGTTCCTGCTGCAGCACTAGTTATAGCCATAGTTAGATCGGAACCAGCCAAATCGGTTATAGTGTCTCCTGTTATAGCTGTAGATCCTGTTACAACCCCTGCTGCCCCAGCTTGCCTAGCAGTAAACGTTACCGCTGCAGTAGCAACTGTAGTTGTCCAGTTAGGATAAAATTGAGCATTTACGGCTGCTGCGAAATTGTTTGAGTTTGCATCAGCGCTTACAGTAGTAACACCGTCAAAATCCCAAGAGTCTCCAGCGGCAACCGTTCCAGCCGAAGTAACAACAAAGGTTTCCTTAGTTCCACTCGCAGCTTTCCAAGGGAAAAATGCAAAATCCCCTGCGTAAAGCCTTCCCATTTCTTCCTGATCAATATATACAGTAAAGTACTCTGAGGCAATAGTAGAAAGGTTTCTTAAGTAAACCTTGTTTGCTTTGTCAGTAGTAGCACCATCACCCCTAAATAAAGGCTCTGCAGTGATAACCGCTGCGCTTGCAGAAGAAGTCGTTTTAATAGCCAACCCTGTAGTTTGGGATAGCCCAAGCTTAGAGGCAGCTTTTGTTAGAGTAGTAGACGCACTAATATTAGTAGGGCTACTGGTTAAGTTTGCACTAGATAAAGAAAAGCTTGCCGTTGTCGTTGCTGTTCTTGCCATTATGATACAGTTGATTGAGAGAATACCCCGTACTCAATGCTTACGTTTGTAGCTATAGTAGTTACTTGAATATCTAAAGTCCCCCCATAAGGAATGAACATCCAATCTCCTGGGTAAAGCCTTCCAATAATAACGTTACCCTCAAGTTCAACTAAGATATAATCGCTATTGCCAGTACTCGTATTTCTAATATAAACCTTGTGAGCTACAGTAGTATCTACATATATGCTATCCGCTACAACAACCGTATCGGTTTGTGCTGATGGATACTTTCTGCTAGTAATACCTGTAAACTCGTCTAGCCCTGTCGAAGAAGCCGCCTTAGTTAAGGTAGCTGTCTGCGTCATATTAAAGCTATGTCCTGTAACGTCTGCGCTACTAAGGATTAATGTTGCTGTTGTAGTTGCCATAGTTTATATTATTATGATGCGGTTGATTGAGAAAAAACAGCATATTCAACCTTCATATTAGCTGCACTAGTATCTATGTCTACATCTAAGGTTCCGTCGTATGGGAAGAAACACCAATCTCCTGGGTAGAGCCTCCCCATTAAAACATTACTACCTCCTAGCTCAACAGTAACAAAATCGCTAGACCCAGTAGCTGAATTTTTAATATAAACCTTATGGGAAGCAGTTGTGTCAACGTAATCCGCAGCATCAACAATCTTCTCTGCTGTCTTAGCAGTTGCATATACTACGGTAGTAACGCCTGTAAACTGGTCCAAACCAGTAGCAGTACCCGCTTTATTTAAGTTAGTTGTCTTACTTAAATTTAAAGGGTCACCAGTAATATCTGGGCTAGTAAGATTAATTGTCGCTGAGATCGTAGCCATTTTAAATGTTATTTATATGCAAATATAAGTATTATTTCTTTCTCTTTTTTTTCCTGGTCTTATACCTAGATACTCTTCCTTTAGTTCGTTTTTCTTTTGCAGCCCTAGCTCTTTCTGAAGCGCTTAACTCAGACCAAGTTGCAGGAGTTTTTGATGAGATTTTTCTTGTAGGCCTAAAAGTTCTGTCTTTACCCTTGTATCCTTTCTTACCTCTAGGCGTTCTCCATTTTTCTTTAAACCACCTTTTTAAAGCTAAGCCTTTTTTCGTTTTACGAACTTTAGGCATTACTTCTTTTTCTTATTCCCCCAATTAGCAGCACCTACTTTACGGCACTTAGCCAAAGCACCAGAAGCATAAGCAGAAGGCCAGACGCTATATCTAGCTTTTACTTTATGGTAACAAGCGTCTTTACTGCTAGACTTACCGCCTTTTTTATATTTCTTAATTACCTTTGGCATGGCTTGAAAGTTTAAACATTGCTTTCTCTACAGAGCCTGGATGTGGTTTATATCCACCCTCCATAAGGTAGTATCTACCCTGCTCTTCCATCCAGTGGTAGCCCTTGGGAGGGGCTACTTCTATCTTCTTGCTAGATATCTTTAGCTTAGTGTTTTTTTTAACAGGTTTCATTTTTTTATTATATGCTTTTTAATAACCAGCTTCACGCCCTCTTCTAGTAACTCTTACTCTACTTTTTGGTTTACCAAATATATTCGTTCTATCTACTTGTTTAACTAATAACTTCCCATCAGCATCTTTTACTTTAAAAACGGTTCTAAATTTAGATTTCTTTCTACGTAGATTAGTTTTATCTACTTGTTTTGTTTTACTAGTAGTAGATTCTCCTGTTTCAGAATCGGTAGTTGTAGTCTCGTCTTTAAAAACAGTATTTGTTTTTTCTCCCTTTTTTCTTTTTTTGCTTTTTGTATCAGTAGAAGTTTCACTTTCTACCAAAACATTTTTTCCACCCTTTACATATTTTTTAATTGCTTTCATTATTTCTTTTTCCTACAACGCCATTTACGTAAAGCTAAAGCCTTTCTTGTGGGCTTGCCATTTGGTTTTTTCATAGGACCTTTCATTCCGCTCATCCTAGCACAAAAAGATTTACGTCTCTTTGCAGCCTTAGACCCCGCTTTAACCTTTCCTGTTACAGCCATCTTAAGCTTACTGCCTGGATTCGCCCTTCTGTAAGAAGCTACACCCTTAGCGTTTAATCCGCCTTTTGGATTCTTCCCCTCTTTGCGTGTCCAAGCAGGAGTCTTACCTCCTTTCTTGTATTCTTTTTCTTTATGTTCGCACTTACAAGCTTTCATTAGAATGCACTCATTATAACTTCGTCAACTGCATCTTGTACTTCTGATTGGGTCGCCTCAAGCTGCATCATAATGTTAGCTTGAAACCTTTCTATTTCTTCGCCTTCACTAAAAATAACAAGAGTAGGGACCACAACAATTTTGTGTTCCTTTTGCATATCAGGGTTTGACGCTATATCTATACGCCTACCCTTACAGTCACTTAATTTATCTAGCCAACCTACACTATTGCTAGCATTAAAGCTAGCATTAAATTCCACAACACATACACCCGAATCAGGTATACTAGGAGTTGCAGGGGCAGCCGTTACATAAACAGCTGCCGAAAATAATGTAAGCGAGGCAACAAATACAAGGAGAGATTTCATTTTTCATCGTTTTAGTTCGTCTATTTTTTTTTCAATATTTTTTAAGTCTTCTTTTATTTCGATTACGTCTTCTTGGGTTGTCATAATTGTCTGCCTTACAAGCTGATCTTTCATGTCAAATTCCATGCGCGATATTTCAGGGGGTAGTGGTTCTGGTAATTCCATCGCCGCTTGTATATCTGCCTGCAAAGCAAACCACATCCCAACAAGGGCTGCTACCCCAGCTGCTAACATGCCTATTGTTTTTAGGTCTAATGTTACTTTAGTATTCTCCCCAATCTGTTGCGCCATTTTTATAGTATTACATAGTTAAGTCCAACTGAGAAATCGTGCCACTCTCTATTCCAATACTTATTGTATTTTCCTTCTAAGAATACACCAAGACTCTTATTTAATCTCCACCCAAAGATAAGGCCTCCAGAGTAATCCACCCACTGCCCCCCATTTGTCGCTTCAAAGTAAGAATATTCGCTATCAACCCTTAAATGATAAGGCATTACGCTAGCCCAGCTGTGCATCCAAAAGTTTTTAGAAAATTGATAATAATCAAATCCTACTACCATTGAGTGGTTCCATTGACTAGGAAGCTCGCTTCTTTTACGTGAAACATAATCATCTATAACTTCAGGGATAACAACCTGTTCCCAAACATCTGCGCTTGTAGCAACAAGAGACCCTTCTGGATTGTAATATTCATTAGCAGCTACATCTACACTGTACCCCTCTTGAATAGCAAGGGTGGTGTAGTGTAAGTTACCATTAGATAGCATCCATTCCTCTAAAGCGTTATAGCCGTAAGGCTCAGATATTCGTTGCGCAATTCCAAGATTAAAACTAAGTCTTTCATTTACGTTTAATCGAAACCTCTGTGACCCTTCAAAGTACTCTACATCTGCAAACCCGTCCTGCACATACTCTACTTTAGTCACCCAGTCTTTTGCAACGTACCTAACGAAATGGTTTTGGTCTAAAAAGTTTATTCCTTGTTGTCGCCTCCAATCTGCCTCAAATAAAAACTCAAAACCTTTTACTTTACCTACCGTAGCCGCATCGCTATATGACTTCTCCGTTCCGTTATAAAAAGTATTAGCTCGGTTCTCATATCCAAACCTAGCTATCTTACGAACACCAGCAGTAAAGGAATAATCAAAAGGAGTCTCTATAATATCCGTCTGCAAAGAATTAGTTACAGAATATACATTATTATCAGAAATAGAATTCCCTCCGCTAAATGCAGTATAAAACGTTGCAAACTTAAAAGTTTTTTTTAAAGTTTGGCTGCTAGCATTAAATGAAAGCAACAAGAATAATATAACTAATAAATACCTCATGTTTATTGTAAAATTATTTGATTGTAAAAATCCTTATCTATGTCTTTAATAGGGTTTACAAAATTAACTCTGCAGTGCCTATTTATCTCCTGTCTTTTAGTTTTACTATTGGTAACACAAACGTTAGACGCTTGATAAGAAGCATTCTTTCCTAAAAGATTATCGATGCGCTTCTTAGTCTTCTTATTCGTTGAATAACTCATGACTTTATTATTTTCTTAATTAAAATTCTACCGTTATAATTTACAACAACCTCATAGAGGCCTTTAGGTAGGTGCTCAAGGCTTATTACTTTGTTACTAGTTCTTGGTATTACAATCTGACCAAAAGCATTGTATACCTCTGTAAAAGCCTCCTCAGAGGCCTGTATGTTTAGTAGGTTGCTTACTGGGTTAGGATAGACCTCAAAACCATTGTTAACTTCTGGGACTCCCGTTGGCCATCCTTGCTCACAATAGCTGTGCAGATCAATACAAGCGTTATCCCATTCCACTTCGCAACAGTACGGGTCTATTGTTATTATCCACGCATAACAAGAGTCATTTAGGTAATAAGGGTTACCTGGTTCACCTATACATCCCGCATCGTACAGACACAATTCGTTACTAGGGGAGTTGGCTAACTCATTGTAATTCATTGCGTTAGGGTCCGTGCAGTCAACAATTACTTCAATGCAATCGCCTGTATCTACGTTAGCTTCACTATCGTAATTTAACGCTAGCTCATCCATGCATCCAAATAAAGCTAATTCATTGCAGCTCCCATCGTCGTAATCCGCTACATAGCCTTGGTTGTAATATTCTACATATCCCGCCTGAGTGCAACCCGCAAAGAAATAACAACTTCCATCTTCAGAGTTAGCATCTACATTGTAGTTCTGGGCCTCCGTATCCATGCATCCATATACAAATGCCTCGCAGTAATTAGAACAACTTGGAGTTTCAGTATATCTATAGGGGAATTTTTTAAGAGGATCTGTCCAAGGGTTTGTTCCGCTCTGCAGGATTATTCCGTTAGGCCCCTCAATTCTAAAGCCACATTGTGCGGCTGTAGTTTCTGCGTTACCCCCTGTAAAAAAGTAAACACTTATCTCTTCGTTTGAATTTAGAGTTAAATTAAAATCTTCTTCATACCCATCGTTAGGACCCATTTGATACGGCCCATATAAACTACTTCCTTGTTTTAACCCTAACCAACTCCCAAACCATCCGTCTGCTCCCCCGTCTGTAATAGTAAGAGTGTATTCACATGAAGGATGAACATCCATGGTGTTTGCTAAAACGTCGTAATTAAACATTGTAACATCCGTGCAGCCTAACTGTATAGGCGTCTCGCAACTCCCATCGTCTACAACCGCTAAAGGATTGTATTCTACATATCCCAGTGTAGTGCATCCTTGAACAACCTCTAACACACATTCGGGAACTATATAAGGTTCTGAAGAAATTGTATCAAATTGAGTCTCCCCACCTACAGTAAAAATACTGTCTCCACATAATGTTAGTACATTAAAATACCCATCTACTCCTCCCCAACAAGTACCACACATTCCGTCCCCGTAAGTGTCATAAACGGTAGCTACAAGAGTATCCCCTACATTTACGCATGTGTACGTAGGTATTGTTACGCCTGTACTACCTCCGCTTTCTCCAGAAACTATAGTGTCTCCGTTCACCGTTATCTGCCAGCTAGTTTCATTAGGATAGCTATCAGGAGTAATAAGAGAAATAATGTTAGTTTGGCCGCTAACACAAGCGGCTGGGGGAAAGGTACATGGACCTGGGACGTTTGCCCATGGATTAAAGTTTAAAGCTTCGACTTCCATGCACCCCTGGACAGGGGGAGGACAAGCTAGTAAGTCAAAGTATATGGTTGCTGTAGGGCCGTTAAAGTCGTACACGAATGTATTTAAACCACATATATTAGATAACCCAAAATAACCTTCTCCAAAATCACAACATATACCATCCCCGAATTGATCGTATATAACAAAATTATATGCTCCTGGGGCAAGATTAACAAACGTTTCATTATATGAGTTGTTTGCGTATGCACCAGACACAGCCACGACAGTACTGTCTTCGTAAATTTCCCAGCTAGTTTCTGCCCCGTAATTATCTGTCTGTACTATTACATTAATCCAACTATTTTGAGATAAAATTGTTACAGGTAAAAAAAACAAAAAGAAGATTAATTTTTTCATGTTTTTTGTGTTGTTAAACAACTACTTGTATTGATCCAATGGATTCTTGGGTTAATATTGTTGAAGACGCAGAAGACAAACTTGCGGAAACGGAAAAGTTTTTTTTTGTAAAATTAACAGAAGTGCTTCCGCCAACAGAAACACTAACTGTATCGCCAGATGTTGTGCTTACAGATACACTCATTATTATTCAAAAGCTTCGGTTACATCTGCGTTAACAGAAAACTTCCCTCTTAAGACAGTCCTGTGAGTATCTAGGCCAGAGGCGTTAGGAAGGATATACTGAAGGTCATAAGAATAAGTCCCAGAAGGAACCTTACTCATAGTTTCAGCAGAAGCTTCAATAGTTACGTTTCCACTATCATCAACGGTAGGGGTTTCAAATGTCCTTCCGTTAGAAGGTACAGAAGGTATTGTTGGAGGTGGAACCCTAGTTCTGGACTTAGACTTAACTCGAACCTGATCCTTTGCAGCAGCATTTGGAGTACCTAAAATCAAAGATGATCTAACGAGACCTCCTCTCCTGGTTACCTCCGTAGCCTTTACTTGCATTAAAAAAACGTAACCGCTAGTAGACAAAGTAAGGGCCGTTCCCGCAGAATTTTTTAAAGTAAGCGTAATAGAAAAAGTATCTCCTTTCCTACATGTTATGTTTAAAACATCTGATGTATCTAAATTTACTGAACTAGCCATATTATTCGTTTAATAATGCATTAATTAGTTTGTTTGAGCCCTCAGGTAGCTCTCCTCTTTTGCCTTGTCTTTGAGATATAAGTTTACTTTGATCTGAAGTTTGTTGGTCTAGCCTGTCGTCTTTACGGGTTTCTTTTAGTACTTCAAGTTTTTCTTTAAACTCTTTATCGTCTTCTTTAAATCCAAGGGTAGCCTGAGCCTTAATCACCTCAATCTCTTTCTTAAACTCATGCCTCATCTGCTCCATCTTCATATCTACCTGCGCTTGCATTTGAATCTTTTGAGCGTCGATTTGAGCTTGCGCTTGCATCTCAGCCATTTTAGCTTGTTGAGATTGTTGCGCTATCTGAGATTGCATTTGAGCTTGTTGCTCAGAGTTTTGTTGAGCCATTTGCTGCCTCATAGCTATTCTCTTTTTACGCCTAACAACGAGAAGCCTTTCCGCCTGATTTATATCCTTTAATCCTCTAACGGCTATAGCATCTTCTAAATCTAACTCCTGTTGTTGAAGAGCCATTTGAATGTTTTGCTCTAGATAAGCCTTATCCTTATCCTCCATATCTTTTACAACCACCACACCAAAGTTATACATTGGTAGATCCTGGAAAGAAGCTAAAGCCTCCATATTTGTATCCCCAATAGCGTTTTCGTAGATCTTATATAGAACCGATTCAGTAGGTATAATCTGAATGCACTTAACTACATCTTCGCATACCTTTTTAAATAACACCATAGCTGCATTCGTTATGTCATATATAGCATTATTACCTGCAGCTATCGCTTGATTTTGAACACCAACTAAAGCATCACCTTTAGGGGAAGAAGCATCCATAGCTTCGTTAATACCCGTCGTATCTCTTATTAAACGTAGGTAATGATTATATAAACCTATAAGCTCATTAATATTTCTAATGCTATTCCCTATTTCTCTAACGGGAGGATTTTGGAATCCACCCTCAGGGTTCTTACTCCTGTAATAGAAAACACCTGTCTGCTCATAGATGTCATGTAGATCTAAAGGCTGTAGTTCTCCAGCTTTTCCTAGCTGTACATTTTCTAAACCCTCTATATCTATAATCAAACCATCTGGCTTAGCTTTTGCTATAGCCTGCTGTATCTTTAGGTGAGTAAGCTGAAGCATATCAGCAAATCCCACACAGCTATTTACCATAGACTTAGGCACCATATTACGAATATTAGTTGCCGTTACAGAGTAAGACAATGTCGCTTTAGATATATCGTGTATGTTTTTAGGTACGTTTTTAGTTTTGCCATACCCAAATAAGTAATCGCAACCTAGAACATAGCTCCCACCGTAAACAGTAGATACCTCTAGTTTATGAGGCTTGCGCTCAAACACGCTGTTTTTAATAGGTTGCTCCTCAAAGCCTTTAAAATAAAACCCTGTGTTACCGTGTTTATTTTCTTTCTCCTCAAAATGAATGCAATCGACGGAGATAAACTCGAAATCTAAAACCTCAACCATGTAGTCATCGTACCCGAATGATGTTCTACCTAAGGCGTCATTATAATTAACTTTATTGTACTTACCAGAATCATTGCCGTTTCTCCCTTTAGATCTATCAGCAATCTTTTTATAATCTTCTTCACTTAACTCATCTCCAGCCAAACGTTTTAACTCCTGTATAGAGATTTTTTTTATGTGACCAGCGTATATAAGATCGTCAAAATTTGGGTCTTCTGTATAGCTGTGTATAAACATACATGGATCTACATAGGATGTTTTAATACCTTCGTTTGGATCGTTTGACCTTTTTACTACAGACATACCTAAAGTAGCTAAGTCGTTTACACATCTGCGGAAGGTGTTATCTACAAAGTTGTTCCAGGTAAGAGTAAGTTCTGTACCCAGCTGAGCCGAGATCTCTCCGTCTGTTTTAACGTTAGTGTCAAATAAAATCTCCGCTTCTTCTGGTGTATCTGGAATAGAATCTGGGTCCATATCTAGAACAACACCCGTCTTGTCTTTCAACTCTTTAAGCTTACCTTTAGAGTTAACTTGCTTTAAAATCCTTTTCTTTTTTTCGTTCTTTTCAGAAGAAGACAATGGATCTACCGCTTCTAAGTTAGGGTAAGGGTTGACAGATAATATCTTATTGACTACAATCCTTACAAATTTAGGTAGGATAGGAACTGGAGTGTAATCCATATTCAATAAAGCTCCGTCTGCTTTATTGGGCTGAAGGGAGTTTAACAGTTGTTTATAGATACTTGTATCTTGAACTCCAATAGCATAATCCCTATCTTTCTCAAAAGTTTTATTTCTTCTCCCTACTAAAGAAGAATCGTCTGTAGTTTTACCCCACTGCGATTCAATTGCCTTAGCGTACTGTATACCATATTTTTTCCCTTGTTTTAATTCCGTAGATTCTAATGGATCGGGAAAACCCTGTTTGCTTTTATTATCGTTATTATACATCCTTAAGATATGGTATTTCTATTTAGCAAATATAGTGAATCATCCGATTACTTGATATCTCCTAAAGAATCGTTTTTCAGATAGGTCAGAAGTCTTTTTTAGCTTAGCTTTTTGAGCCCCTAATAAAGCCAGCCCAGAACTAATTGTAAGGTCATATTTTGTTCTATCGTCTATTTTATAACCTATCCAATCCTCTAATGTTTTGTTAAAATACATTTTTCCAATATCGCCTGTTTCTCTATTTACCCCTACATGGTCATGTATAAAGGCTTCTATAGCATGTGCGTGAGCCTGAATTACATCTTTTGAGTTAGAAGGTATCCCCTTTGTTTTAGATTTCATCCCACTAGCGCTGATTAAATGTTTAGGCCTATCCATTAAATACCCGTCATATCCTCTAGCTTCAAAGTGCCTTGCAATACCGTATTTGTTATTCTCTATCAATATAGGGTAACCATAAAATACAGAAGCCATTAAAACATCCTCGTAGAATATTTTAGCTAAAGGAGGTCTTGAAGCGTACTCTAATACAAACATATTGCAAGGGTGCTCCATGTGAAACTTGTTATACAGATGTAAAGAGCCTTTAGATCCTCTACCGTCTACCGTGGCGTCAAGATCATACGAGTCAACTCCACCTACGCCAAAATCTGAATGAGGGGCTACTCGCTTGCCTCTTTCTGTTTTCTTTTGATTTCTAAAATTAGGAGGCGGCATCCAGGCAATTTTAAATCTACCTTGAGGATTTGGGCTAAATATTACTTCAGTGTCTTTTACACCCCCTTTCCAAACAAAGTTTCCTGAAACAACAGGGTTAGGGAAAAGCTCGTCGTTATGTTCTACCTGTTCATAAATTTGCCCAACATTAAATACACTCCCTTCTATACTATCTCTAAAGGCTTCATCTTCAGTAAAAGGAAATTGTCTTACTACTTCGTTTAACTCTGAAGGATCATTTTTTAAAGAATCTCTTTCGTTTTTTAAAAATGTTTTAGCCCCTGTATAGATGTATTCGTCGTCTATACCATCTATAGTTTCTGAGGGGTCGTCAACTACAGGATGTCCAAATTTATCAAAAAATCCTTCTAAAGATCTATATGCAGGAATAAAAAGTCTATATAGACCAGTTCTAGTCCTCCCATTCGCGTTCCTCTCCAAGGGGTTTGAATCCTCCCATAGGTCTTTGTACTGACTTCCTCCTTTGTCCATTGGATTTACCGTGCTTCCGACCATTGCCTTCCCCACGATTTTTCTTCCGACGATCAAACAAGTCCTCTGAATCCTCCAAGCGTCTCTTATGTCTGTAGGTCTTTCCCATTTTCCTGCTTCATCTAAAT